GCACCCACCGTCGGCACCAGCACGCCGTTCGATCGCGAGATCGTCCCGGCCGGTCTATGCGTGCGTTTTTCCACCGATATCGGCTGGACCTTCAGCAACGGCATCAGCTTCGACATCACCGCCGGCAACCTCGGGGACAGCGACACCAGCCCCATTGCCAACGCGAATACGGTGACCGCGCAGGTATATTACAAGTGAGCGAGGCGGGGTTCCTGCGCTGCCTGAATGGCGCGACCTGGCGGCCGGAGAACGATGGGCAACCCTATCACGTCACGCCGGGCGATGCGGGCGGGGCCACGGCCTGGGGCGTCACGTTCGCCACCTTTGCGGCTTGGCGGCGACTGAACGGCTACCCGTGGCCGGTGCTGCGCGACCTCGAGACCGCGCCGGTATCAGAACTGCAAGAGGTCATTCACGCGGTCGCTTGGTGCCCGGTGAAGGGCGATGCGCTGCCCGTGGGCGTCGATCTACTGGCGTTTGAAGCGGCGGTAATGTCGGGGGCCGGGCGAGCTGCGCGGGTGCTGCAAGGGTGTGTGGGGGCGGCGCAGGATGGCGTGCTGGGGCCGGTGAGCATGGGCCTCATTGCTGCGGCTGATCCGGTGCAGCTGGTCGATGCCTTTGCGCAGGCGTATCGCGCATTTGTCGATGGGCTGGGTTCGGCGCCGCGGTTCGCCGGCGGCTGGGATCGGCGGATTGCGGAGGATGCGGCGCTGGCGGCGGGGTGGCTGGCGCAGGCTTAGGGGGTGGTTTCGCGGCTAGTTTTGATCTCAGTGTCGGCCATTCTCAGTGTCCTCCATGCGCTTGCGCTTGTGATGCCGGTCCAAAGCCTTCTTCAGCCCGCCCATGCTGACCTTGTGGCTCTCGGCCACCTGGCGGACGCTCTCGCCCTTGGCCTGGCGCTGTAGGCAATCCTCGATGATCTTGGCCGTGATCGTGACCGGCCGGCCGCCGATGACGCCGCGCTCCCTGGCCTTGGCCAGCCCGTGCATCGTCCGTTCGTGGATCAGCTCCCGCTCGAACTGCGCCATCGCCGCCATGATGTTGAACGTGAACCGGCCCACGGGCGTCTGCGTGTCGAAGCCGCCGTTGATGACGTGCAGTTCGACGCCGCGAGCCTTCATGGCTTCGACGGTCTGAAGGATCTGAAGCACGTCCCGGCCAAGCCGATCCAGCGACAGGATCACCACCACGTCGCCCTCGCGTATGTCCCGCCACAGGTCCCGCCAGCCGGGACGGTCCATCGTGCGGCCGCTCGCCTTGTCCTTGTGGATGTCGCGCGGGTCCACGCCGTAGCGGGTTAGCTCCTCGATCTGCCGGGCGTTGTCCTGGTCCTCCATCGAGACGCGGGCATAACCGACGAGGAAGGGCTTGGCAGGCTCGGTCGGTGCCATTGGCTTTCATACCGCGCTCGGAGGTTTGGGGCCTAAAGCGGGGCCGTCGCCAAGCCACCCGTTCGCGCGCAGCCAATCCAGAATGATCTTCCGGCCAAGCGCGCTGGTTGGCCTGTCGTCTGCCTTGGCGGCTGCCTCTAGGGCGTCCTGCTCATACGGCTCAAAGCGGATGCCTAGCGGCGGCTTTTTGGTCATTGGGGCGGTGTAGCTCATGCCGCTTTGTCGCACAAACCGCGCCGCGTGTCAAACATTGTCGTTGACTGTATTACAGCGTAGGCGTATAACTGGCGGCACACAGAAACCCCAACTCAGGAGCGTAAAGATGGCGTTTTACATCAATAAAGTAGCTGTTTCCCAAGAAACTTTTTTTGCCGAAGCGGGCGCCGCGACCGACGTGAGGGTGTGGAACTGCCCCGGCCTGACCGCGCTGCCAGACCTGCCAGCCGCGACCGACGTGCGGGTGTGGAACTGCCCCGGCCTGACCGCGCTGCCAGACCTGCCAGCCGCGACCGACGTGCGGGTGGAAAACTGCCCCGGCCTGACCGCGCTGCCGGACATGCCCGCCGCGACCGACGTGCGGGTGGAAAACTGCCCCGGCCTGACCGCGCTGCCGGACATGCCCGCCGCGACCGACGTGTTGGTGTGGAACTGCCCCGGCCTGACCGCGCTGCCGGACATGCCCGCCGCGACCGACGTGTTGGTGTGGAACTGCCCTAACATCAAGCCGGCCGCGGAGGCGGCTAGAGGCGGTGGGACGTTCAACAGGAGGTATTATGTTTGATGCCGCCGAGCCGAAAAAGCCCGTTCTGACTTGCCACGAGGGGACGAACGCCGAACTGTTCCCCATTGCTCTTGGCCTGTATGTCGAGCCTGGTGCCCGCGTGGCAGACGTGACGTATGGCAATGGCGTGTTCTGGCGGAATATTCCGGTCGGCGCATACGATCTTGTCCCGTCCGATTTGCAAACCGGCGTGGACTTTACGCGCTTGCCCTATGAGGCAGGCAGCTTCGATGCCGTGGTGTTCGACCCGCCATACATGAACGGCGGCGGCAACGTGAAGGCCAGCGTCGAGAAGTGCTACAAGACTTCGCGCGCCGACAACGGCGGCAATATGTGCCATGAGAACGTGATCGCGCTCTATCTGGCCGGCATCCTAGAGGCTAGGCGCGTGCTGCGTCGGCAAGGCGTCTTGTTCATCAAGTGCCAGCCTGCGGTGGCCGACCACGTTCAGAAGATGACGCACGTTCAGCTTATGACCGTGCTGCCGATGATCGGGTTTCGGATCGAGGACGAGTTCGTGTTGCGGCAGACCGTCACCCCGCTTATGCGACACAAGGCGCAGCACCACGCTCGCAAGAATCACTCTTACCTGCTGGTTGCCCGGTGGGTTCGCTGATTGCCCCTTAAACCCCGAAAGGTGAAACAAATCTCCACCCATGATCCCTTCCGCATCACTGGCCCCGCTGTCGTAAATTTCAGCGGCGGTCGCACAAGCGGCTATATGCTGTGGCGCATTCTACAGGCGCACGGCGAAACATTGCCGGATGACGTGTTGGTGTGTTTTGCAAACACTGGAAGGGAAATGCCCGCCACGCTGGATTTTGTGCGTGAATGCGGCGCCCGGTGGAACGCGCCGATTGTTTGGTTAGAATATGCGCGTGGCCCGGCAGGCCCGATCTGCGTCGTGGTCAACTACAATAGCGCCAGCCGCAACGGAGAACCGCTGACGGCGCTGTTCGCATCGAAGGCCGTGCTGCCTAACCCCGTTGCGCGGTTTTGCACCATTGAGGCCAAGATACGCACGACCAAACGCTACCTGCGCGGCCTGGGGTGGGAGCATTGGACAAGCATCGTCGGCTTGCGGGCTGACGAACCTAAGCGCGTAGAGCGGGCGCTTGACCACGAGCGCACCAAAAAAGATCGCTGGCACAACGCTTTACCGCTGTCCGAAGCTGGGGTGGATCAGGCCGAGGTGTTCGCCTTCTGGAAGCGGCATCCGTTTGATCTGCGCCTCGCCGGCCCTTGGGAGGGCAACTGCGATGGCTGCTTTCTGAAAAACAGGGCGGCGCTGGAACGCATGTGGAAGGATCACCCTGACCGCATGGCTTGGTGGACTGCTCAAGAGGCCGTTCCGCGCGGCGCCGGACGGGGCGCGAACTTTCGCGCCGACCGCGAGGATTACGCCACCATGGCGCGCACGGTGCGCGACCAAGGGTGCCTGCCGTTTGATATCAATGAGCCGACGTTGCCATGCGATATGGCGGCGTGAGGCGTCTAGCCCTTAAACCCCGGCTCGCTCTCTTACGGGCTCCACCCGGCTCCAAAGGCCACCGCCAAGCCCGCCGCCAGCCCGGCGGAGAACCCCACCGCGCCGCACATGCCGGCCACTCATAGCAGGGGACCGGCGCCGCCATCGTTAACGACTCGCGAACACCCTGCACCATCTGTGCACCACATTCCGGTGCCGCGCGGTGCATTCCGGTGCAGCGTTCCGGGTTCGTGCAGGTGCCGCCCGGTCGCTAAGTGCCTGAAGAATGGTGCTGCTGGAGGGGATTGAACTCTCGACCTCTCCCTTACCAAGGGACTATAGGAACTCGGGAAGTTCAGCAATATTGCCATAGGTTTAGCCCTCCTTTTTTGCCGCTTGGAAATCGGTCTGCACCATCTGTGCACACGCAGACACGCCCCAAAACCGGACTATCTCGGGCGCCAAGCCGGGCGGCGTCAGGTGTGCATACCGCTCGGCCATGTCCACCTTGGCCCATCCGCCATCGCGGCGGAGGAGCAACAGGTCTTTGTGCACGGCATAGTGCCAGCTTGCCCATGTGTGCCGGGCGTGATGCGGGGTGACGTGCCGCCGGATGCCGGCGGCCTTGGCGCAGGTCGCCCACGCCTTTGCGATCTGGCCCCCGTAGGCGCCGCCCTGACTGGCGTTGGTCGCGCGGTAGGCGGCTCCACCCCATGCGCGGAAGACCTCGGCCTTGCGGCCGGGCAGGTTCGCCAACTCGGCCACGGCCCGCGGCGGCAGGTCCAGCAGCCTATCGCCGCCACCCTTGGTGTCGCGCAGGACCGCTCGAGCGTGCCGCAGGTCCACGTCATCCCAGGTCAGGGCCAGGGCCTCGCCCATCCGCGCGCCGGTGCAGAACAGGAAGATGAGAAGCGGCCGGACATGCTTCGTCCACCGCTCGGCCGCCGCGATCATGGCCTCCGCCTCGGCCGGTGTCAGCCAATCGGTGCGGGCGGGGCTGGGGCGGGCGATCTCGAAGCGCGGGGCATCGCACCAGCCGCGGCGGCAGGCGTGCAGGAGCACCGCGCGCGCCGGTCCCACCACGTTGCGGAGCTTGGTCGCGGGCTTGGCGGTCGGGCGGCATAGGGCGCGGCACGCGGCGTCTATGGCAACCTGGTCAATGTCGCGGCACGCCTTGGTGCCGAAATGCCGGGTGAGGCGCTGAACGAAGATCAGGGTGGACGGGGCGCGGGGTTCGGCCTGGAGGTAGGATAGCGCGGCCTCGGCCCAGCTTACGCGGGCGGTCGCGAACCCGTGAACGGAACCACGGAACAGTTGCGCCTCCCGCGCCGCGCGGGCTTCGTGGGCGAGTGCTTCGTCTGTAGTGCCAGCACTTTCGTAGACGCGGATGCCGCGCACCGTTCCCCGGAGGTAATAGGTGGCGGTGCCTTTGCGGGTGACGACGCGGAGGCCGGGGGGCTGGCGGGTGCGGGGCATCGCATGGCCTCGATCAGAGTTTGGTGCGCGACGGCATCGAACAGCACCCGGCGGCCGGCGCGCAAGATCGGCGGCTTGTGCTTGGCCATCTGACAGGCCAAGTGGCGAAGCGAAATACCCAGACGGCGGGCCTCCTCCTCGATGCTCCATGCGGCGGGGTCGGTCACATCAACCCGCCATCCGCGTATCTTGCCCATAGCCCGCCACGGTCGCATCGACGGCGAACGGGTCCGGATCTTCCCGCGTCACCACGCCCGGGAAGTCGTCTTCTTCCTCAACGGGCGGCGGCACGCTCAACCGTTCCTGCGCGGCAAGGTATGCGGCCTTCAGCTTCGCATCGAGTTCGGGCCGGTGCTGGAACAGCCAGGCGCGCTGATTTTTAATCGCCTCGTCTCTCGTCATCGCGTGTAGCTCGGCAAGCGATGCCGCGGCCTCATACCGCTTAATCAAGCCCTCGGTGCCGATGGCGGCTTTGTCGGGCCCGGGTGCAGCTTTGGCCGGTGCTGGTGCTGCCTGCTGCTGTGCGGGTGCCGCGGCTCTTTGTGGGGCTTGTGCAGGTTTGCCCAGCGGCTTGACGCTGTGCGCCTTCTTGCTGCCGCGCGTGACGGTCAAGGCCATGGTTTGCGGCCCGTCGATGTGGCTCATGTGGCTGATGCGGATGCCGCCAACCTCGAGCCCGCCAAACTTCACCTTTGGGTCTCGGTAGAGCGTCACGGCGCGGCCGGTGAAGGTGGAGCTGTCCGGCCCCCACAGGTTGGCCAGCACGCGGGCCATTGTCTTGCACGGGCGCCAGGGTTTCCCGTGGTCATTTTCGAAGTGGACAGAGACCGGCTGATCGCCCGTGGTCACGTCCACGCGGGTAATCTGAATGGTGATCGGGCCGGGAATTAAATCGTCGGCGGTGAGCTGGTCGGCCTTCGGTTTGATTGCGGCGGAAAGATCGGACATTAGTAAAGCTCCACGGGTTCTTTGCGGATGGTCGGCAGCAATCGGCCGCCGCCGTTGGTGATTTCCAAGTATCGCGCACGTTTGGCGGCCAGGCGCTCCTCGAAAGCGCCGGCCGCCTCGATGATGGCGTTCTCCACCTTCTCGTCCGGCCACACGCGCAACACGATCATGGGCAGGCCGCCGCTGTAGCTGATGAAATCAATCCACTGCCGCTCCGACACGAGGAGGCCGGTTTGACATTGCAGCAGGTATTCATCTGGCACAGTCAGGCCGAGGATGGTTTCGACCTGATATTTTGCCTTGCGGCTCTTGGCCTCAATCGCGCCCTCGTCGCCCACTAGGCCATCCGGCGAATAACCTATGGTGAAGCCCCATCGGTCATTCGTAACGAAACCCATTTCCGTCACGGGCGCGTAATGCCGGCTGTAGAGCGCGCGGGCCTCGATCTCGTCTTCTTTGCCGCGCTCCATGTCGAAGCTGACGTATTGCGGCTCGACAAATCGCGTCTCGCGTTGGGCAAGAAGCTCGAACAGGTGCGCGCGCTCTTTGTCGTTCGATGCTGCTTTAAGCGTCGGCGTCAAAATCAGCTTCATTTCCGAAGCGGTAAGAAGGCCGCAGCGTGCCGATAGCCATTCATCTGTGCCCTGCACGAGTTCGGGAAAATACCGGATGGTCATTTCGTGCGTTCCTCCGCGATGATGCGTTGCGCCTCTGCCTGGGCGCGAGACAGGTCAATCTCACTACCGGCGGCGGCCCATTGACCGATGACCTCCACGCAATATGTCACGCGCCCATCGCTGCGGGCGGCGAACCGAAATTTGATGCCGTCATGCGTGCGTCCGCTTATCAGCGGGCGCAGGGTGAGGACGTGCCACACGGCCGGATGCTCGGTGCGCTCGATTTGCACGGCGTCAATCTCCAAAAAACAGCGGGGAGCATATGACGCCATACACCACCGCCACGAACAGCAGCGTGCAGGCCAGGGTGCGAAGAAAGTCAGCCACGGCGGCCAAACGGGCGAGGTAGCGGCATCTGCACCACGTTGCACGCTTCGGCCGCCATAGCCTCGGCCAGCGCGGTTTGTGCAAGCTCCTCGAGTGTGCGGCGCAGGCGGTCGCGCTCCTGCTGTAGCTCACACGCGGGTTGCGCCAAGTCGAGCACCGCGCGACGTGCGCGCGGGTCATTGATCATGCGTGCCGCGGCGGCAATGCGGTCTGCCAGGTTCATGCGGCCTCCTGCATCGCATTGCCGGCCGCAAGTTCCGCCTGAATACGCGCTTCGATTTCGTCGCGGCGGGCAAGTATCGCCTCGGCCGCTTCGGTTTCGTTGGCGGCGCGCGTGAGTTCGGCCGCGAGCGTTCGGGCTTCGGCAACCGTGATGTGATGGCACACGGTCACGGCCTTTTCGTAGGGCGCATATACGGCGATAGGACGCGCCCGATCTTCCTTGCGCGGGCGATCGCCTGTGATGCTGGAATACGTGAACATGATTAAGCTTCCTTCTGGTTGAGGGTGGAAGTCATGCGCGTCACACGGGCCAAGGCGGCGGCGTGCGAACGGCGGATATTGCGAATGCGGAAGCACTGGCGCCGCGCGTTCTCCCATTGCCAGCCAGGCGGCTGCATCATGCGGTCGAGCGGGTGCGTGCTGGTGGGCAGGTTCAGCAGGCGGCGCAGCTCGCAGCGGGCCTCGGTGATGTGCCGGGCGGAGCGGTCGGCCGCGGATTGGGCGTGGCGCAGGGTTGGGTAGGCCAGCAGCTCCATGACCGAACCGCCCAAGGCGCGGTCGGCGGGAACGCGCATGTCCAAGACGAGGGTGCTGGGGAACATGGCTGCTTGGCCTTCCCACCCCCTCTACCCCCGGCGGGATTGCCGGGGGCGCTGGGGGTGTGTGGAGAGATAACCACATCGGTTATTCGCTGTCCATAGAAAATAACCGAACCAGTTATTTTTCTAAAACCGCCTGGGCTACGGTTGGAGGTGATTCAAGGGGGTGACGCGCCTGTGGTCAGGATCAGCAGTGCAAACCGCACCCAGGGCGCGATAAATCGGGTCTCACTTGCCAACTATTAGTTGCGGACACCTAACAAAGTATGATTTCTTTGCGACCCTGACCTAAATTCCGGGGATGTAACAACACTTATAAGCGGGCGTCAGTCACAGATGGGCCAGATTATCGACCTAAATGGTTTCCGCGTTTCCGCTGCGGCGCATGGAATTGCGCAGGATAGTGAGGGCGGCCGTCTTCATGTCATCGCTAACGCCCCGCCAAAGCCACAAAAGGGCCAGTTCGTCGGGATCATCCACGAACTCGGACTCCACCTCGGGGTCCGGGAGCCGTTCCGCGTCAGCGTCGATCAGCGCCGCCGGTCGAACCCCTAGAGCGGCTGCAATTCTCTCCATCCATTCTTGAGTTAAGGGGTTTATCCCCTTCTCAAGTTTGTAGATTTGCTGGAACGACGTATCGACCAAGCCGGCCAGTTTTCGCTGGCTGATCCCTCGGGCCTTTCGAAGCTCAACTATCCGGTTAGCCATAGGCGCATTGTGCAAAGGGCTACGCCCCTGGCTACAACTGCCCCGGTTATTTTTCGCGACATATGTTGACGGAAGCGTAACTGGTGTGGTTATCATGGCCGCATGAAGCTCCGCGATTACCTGAAATCGAACAAAATCAGCGCCCGCGCCTTTGGTGACCTTATCGGTGTTTGCGAGCTGTCGATGCATAGGTATGTGACAGGCAAGCGAGTTCCGACCGCTTCCGTGATGCAGAAGGTGCTTGAGAACACGGACGGCGCCGTGACGCCGAACGATTTCTTCCCGCAGGCGGCTTCCCAATGACCGCCGCGCCCGCCTCATCGCTGCGCGGCATCTGGTCTGGGTTTCTGTCTGCATGGTTGGGCCTCTGCGTGCTGGCCCCACTCCATCACACGCCACCGTGCCGCGCTGTCGGAAACCCGGAGCGCATTGGTGGCTGATCGTGACACCATTTGCGAAATGCAGGTCATTGTGCGGGCGGCCGGATACCCGCACGAGCCCGGCGGATCGGTCAAGGCGTCCATACGCCGCGCCGCCGGTCGCCTCGGCCTGACGTTTCGGCGCGCTCGCACATTTTGGGCGGGTGATCGCCGCGCGGCTGTGCGCTCCGATGAGGCTGACCGTTTGCGCGAATGGTACGCTGATTTCGTCGCCCGAAGGGCTGAACGCCTGGAACAAGAATTGTTGGAACTGCGCGCTGCGGAAGCGGCGCTGGGGGATCGCTTAAATGCAACTCGCTTGGCTCTGCGCGGCGTTCGCGTTCAAGGCGGTGGGGGCCGCCATGCTATCCGTCAGCGCGTTGTGCGCGCGGAGGGCGTGTAATGGCGCCGCACCGTCCTATCGTTCCGGCATCAAAATCGCGCGCCCGTGAGGCGCAACCCAATCCGGCCGAGGCCGTGATCGCTGGCCCCGTAAGGGCTGTCTTGGGCGTTTCCTCCTCAAACTCGGCGGCATCGGTGAATGTCGATGCCGCCATTTTTTGGGAAGATGTTCGCGCTCGGTTGCGGGTTGCGATCAAGGATGCCGGAGGGGTGCAGGGCTGGTCGGTGAACCAGGACGTGCAGATTGACCGCGCCTATTCGTTCCTCACCCGCAATTGCCACACGTCGCCCATTATCGCCGCAGCACTCGGTATTTTCGTGCCGGCTGAGTTCCTGTCGAGGCGTGTGGCGGGCTTGCAGCCTGACGCCTCTGCGTCTCGTCGCACGGTCGGGCGCGTGTATCTGCCGCCGGCTGTGGAGCCTGCGCCTCTGCCGATCAAGCCTCGGCGCGCGAGCGAGTGGGAAGGCGACGGGTTTTCGATGTTGCGGAGGGCAGTCAAAAATGATCGTCGGCGTTGATCCCGGCGCGCATGGCGCGTTTGCATTTTTGTCGGACAGTGGCGCGCTGATTTCAGTTCACGACATGCCTTCGTTTCAGGTGAGGGTCGGCGCCAAGACGCGCACTCGTTTGGCGGTCGCGGAGTTGGCGGCCCTGATCCGCGAGCGTTCGTGTTCTGCCAGTTTTATCGAGCGTGTCGGCGCTATGCCCGGGCAGGGGGTGTCTTCCTGCTTCTCCTTTGGATATTCGGCCGGCGCAGTCGAAGGCGTTCTTGCGGCGCTCGGCGTAGCGGTCAATTTCGTCACTCCGCAGCAATGGAAAAAGGCGATGCAGGTGAGGGCTGACAAGGATGACTGTCGCCAGCGGGCGGCGCAACTGTTTCCTTCTCATGCAGGCGCTTTTTCACGCGTCAAAGACGATGGGCGAGCAGAGGCGGCAATGATTGCCCTTTATGGGTTTCAGTCAGCCGCGAGGATCGCGGCATGAAGGTCGTATATCTCGTGCTCGTCCTGCATGGCGCCGATGGGGATACCATCCGTAACCTGCCGATGCAGGGCACATTGCAGGCGTGCCAAGCCACCGCAATGCCGTCTGCGGCGCGCTACCTGTCAGCGTTTCCTGACCTCGATCTTGTGCGGTTCTGGTGCTCGACCCGGCGGGAGGATCGCGCATGATCCGTCGCCGCCTGCCCTGCATAAGTTGCGCCGATCTGGGGTGCGTCTCGGTCGGGCCTGGCCCTTCCGATATAGACGCCTGCCGCCTTTGCGCGGCGATTGCGGAGGCTGATTACCAGGGCCGGGAGCGCGCGCCGGTTGCGCAGCTCGCCATGGTCCTGCCGTTTGCAGAAAGGCGCGCAGCGTGACCGAACATCGGTGGACAAAGTTCTGGTGGCAGGACTGGCAGCGTGATCCTGCCCTGCGCATGTGCAGCCCCGGCGCGCGCGGCGTGTGGATGGATATGTTGGCGATTTGCAGCGATGCGCACCCGAAGGGCCATTTGCTGGTCAACAATCGCCCCCCAACCGTTCGGCAGCTTGCTTCCGTCTTCGGGTGCTCCGAAAACCAGGCCCGCAGCTACATCAAGGAGCTGGAAGAAGCCGGCGTATTCAGCCGAACAGATGAAGCCGTGATCTACAACCGTCGCATGGTGCGGGATAACGCGGTGTCCGAAAAGGCCCGCGAAGACGGTAAACGGGGCGGCAACCCCTCCCTTAAATCGAGCAAAACCCCCTTGGATAATGGGGGTGGAAATGGGGGCGGGATAACCTCAGGGGATAACCCCCCCCCTAACCTCCTAGAAGCAGAAGCAGAAGCAGAAGCAGAAGCAGAAAGAAATACCCCCTCCCTTCGGTCGGTCCCCCTTGGCGCATCGGAGGCCCGAGGATCGCGATTGCCCGAAGACTGGCAACCCGATGACGTGGGCCGGAAATTCGCCGCCTCGCTGAACCTCGATCCCGGCGCCGTCGCCGCCAAGTTCCGCGACTACTGGCACGCAAAGCCCGGCAAGGATGGCCGCAAATCCGACTGGCACGCCACTTGGCGCAACTGGTGCCGCTCTGAGGCCGAACGACGAACGTCGCGGCCAAGCCCGTTCGATGCTCGAAAAGCCGCGTCGGATGCAGCGCTGGCCACGCAGTTGTCTCGCATCGCATCGCTGGAAGCCGAACCAGAACCCTTCCGTCAACCCTCGCTTGGAGGTTTTGTGCAATGACCGGCACCCCGGAAGCCACGGTCGAGAAGTGGATTTGCGTTGTCGCCGCGCTGCTGTCGCCGGCCAATCCAGGGCTGGCCATAGAGCCGTTGCGGCTGATGCGACGGCACATGCAGGGATACGCGCCAGGCGCTTTCACGCAGGCCACCGCCGCCGCTGTGGTGGAGGCCAAGCGGTTCGGCCCAGTTCCATCCTGGGACGTGATCGCGGGTGTTTTGCGGGAGGCGTCGAGCGATTGGCACCGTCAACGGAAGGACCCGGCGGACGTGCGCCTGCTGGCGGGTCGCGTGGATGCGAGCGACATTCCGGATCGAAAGCCTCGCACTGACGAAGAACTCGCTTACGCTCGAGAGCGCCTAGAGGAATGCAAGCGCATTCTGCGTGGGTCGAGCGAGCCTCCCCCGGAGGATCGGCCCCGGCCGCGATCCTGCTTCGTGACCGGGCCTGCGTTGCAGGAGCTGCGTCGCCGTGCTGGCGTGTCGGTATGATGGCCGGCAAAATCACCCCGACCGCCGCCGATCTCCGCGCGGTCGTGCTCGAGGAGCTCGAGGCCAAATACCGAGGCAGCGTTTCGCGAGGCGAAGTCGTGATCGTGCGGCGCGTGCTGCACACGGAGCTGCATGACCGCATGCACGCCTGCGGCCAGCTGTCGGACGATCAGCACGGCGCCGCCGTGTGGCTGCATGCGCTGTGGACCTGTGCCGGTTTGAACCCCCGTGTCTGCGCCCGCATCGACGTGCTGCGCGATCCGGTGGACGATGAGGACGCGCCGCAGTTCCAGGCTGAGGAGGGGGACCGCATCGACCAATGGCGGGCGCTCATGCGCTCCATCGGCGGCCATCGCGCCGCCATCGTGGAGGGCATGATGCTCGGCCGCCACCCCGGCTTGCGTTGGCTGTGCACCCTGCAAACGACGCTCGAAATGCTTCACCAGGCGGGAAACTCCTCCCGCGCGCGCTCGCACACGCGCGCGCGCGAATAATGAAAATATCCGCATATGTCCGCTTTAGGGCTTGACCGCTAGATGCGGCACCATCCCGGTTTCATCTATCTCGACGATGCCAGCAAGCAGATGACCGTCGTCCACCAGCGCGGCACGAATGCGGTGCATCATCGACCAGACCGTGGGGCGGCGCATTTCCAGATCGCGCGCCGCCTGCATGGCGGACAGGCCCTTCTTGGCCAGCATGAGGGAGATCAGCAGAAACCAGCGTTGCAGATCGACGTGTGTGTTGTTGAAGATAGTGCCAGCGGTGACGGAAAACGACTTCTGGCATTCCCAGCACTGCCACCGCTCGCGCGTTGCCTCGCGGTGCTTCGCCACCTTTCGACCACCGCAGAAAGTGCAAGTGGGGCATTCGCCCCACCTGACCGTTTCAAGATGCTTGATGCAGGCCGCGTGGTCGGGCCAGCGGCGGTAGACTTCGACGATGCCGGTCATGGCAGGTCACTCTGCTCCCTCGACAACCAGGACACGTCTGGCGCGGCGACGGAGTTGCCCGATCTGGTCATATTCCAGGTCCGCCAGCGATGCCGGCGCGAAAATCAACGTGGGTCGCATCAAAGGATGCATGCTGCCGGGATCGTCGTACCGGATGGAGCCGGGGTTACTGCTGGCATTTCGAGCGACCGGAGAATCGTCATTAGCCAAAATACTGATGACAGTGATGCCAGTACACATGTCGGCCCACGCCTGGGCGTGGTCCCCATCTTGGCGGGGTGTCTGCCAGCCATTGTCGAGTTCGACCACCTTGTGTCGCCACAGATCATCAAGGACGGAGCGCATTTCGTTGCGCGTGATCCGGTGTCGGCGCGCCACGGCGCTGCTTACTAGAGCGAGGATCGGGTTGCTGCGGTGGGGGTGATTGACCATGGCTCAATACCCCATCTTCCGCTCTTCGTAGCAGCTCTGGCACTCGCCAGAGCGCAGAATGCGGTCACCGATCGGGAATCCGCGAGAGTTCCACCGCGCCGTCGTGCCGCATACCTTGCACTTGGTCGGGCGGTAAGGTGTAGAGCCATTGTCGCAGACGAAGGTCTTGGCACTGCCGTTGACCAGCTTGCGTGCCTCATCCGCTTTTTCCTGCGGGACCATCCACACCCTGTCGGCAGCGTTCCAACGGCCGCCGAGAGCCTTGAGTTGATCTTTTACGGGGAAGGTGTTGCCGGTAATCGCTATCATTTTCGCTGTCTCTGCCCACTGAACCCCGAGGCGCGGGCCGGAATGTTTCGCCGTCCGGTGATAGTCAATCTAGCGGCACCACATGTCGGCGTCAAGCCACAAAGCGTACAATTCCGAAAATATCTTCTTGACAGACGCGGGCTCGTTTCGGCAGTGATGCAACTGCGCCGGAGGCATGTCCAATGCCCCGGCCATTTTTTTGACCGGAGCGTGACCATGGAAACGAATAAATCCTCTGCCAGCATGAAGACCACGAAGAACCCTGGCGTTGGCGCCACCGGCTCCGGATCACGTCCGGACGGCGGCAAGATGCCCGTTCCGCAGGAGACGCCGGACATGCACACGCTCGGCCGTGCGCCTGCCGGTTGGCTGAAATAGCGGGACAGTAGCAAACCATTGCCATGCCTGTTCGCGGATCAAAGCCCGGCGAACGGCGTGGAGGGCGAGCCAAAGGCACCCCGAACAAGGTCACCGGGGACCTGAAAGACATGATCCTGCAAGCCCTCAGCGGGGCTGGCGGTGTCGCGTATCTCCAAGCCCAGGCCGAGAAATCGCCTGGCGCCTTCCTGACGCTGGTTGGGAAGGTTTTGCCTATGCAGGTCAATGCCAGCCACACCGGGGACCTGCACATTACGGTCGAAACCGGTGTCAGCCGGGATTAGGCGGGTTTCCACGGGCTACGTCTCCCGTCCGCAATTCCAGCCTCTACACCGCCGGAAAACTCGCTGGCTGGCCTCCGTGGCGCATCGTCGCGCCGGCAAGACCGTGGCGCTCATCAACGACCTGATTGACGCCTCTCTGCGCTGCACGCTCCCATCGCCTCGCCACGCCTACGTCGCGCCCTACTTCGCGCAGGCGAAAGACGTGGCTTGGGGGTACCTGAAACGCTACACGGCCAACATACCGGGTGCGCGTACCCATGAGGGCGAATTGCGGGTGGACTTGCCCGGTGATCGCCGCGTGCGCCTCTACGGTGCCGACAACTACGAGCGGTTGCGCGGCATCTACCTCGATGGCGTGGTGTTGGACGAGTATGGCGACATGGACCCGCGGGCCTGGTCGGACGTGATCCGCGCCACGCTGGCGGATCGGCAGGGGTGGGCAGCGTTTGCCGGCACGCCTAAGGGGCTGAACCATTTCGCGGAGCTGTGCGAGCGGGCGCAGCACGATCCCGACTGGACATTCCTCCGCCTGCGCGCCAGCGAAACCCGCATCCTGCCGCAGAGTGAGCTTGACGCGGCGCGGCGAGAAATGTCGCAGGACCGATACGATGCCGAGTTCGAGTGCAGCTTTGAAGCGTCGATGGTTGGCGCCTATTTCGGCCGCGAAATGCGCCAAGCCGATGCCGAAGGCCGCATCTGCCGGGTGCCAATTGAACCCGGTGTGGCGGTCGATACGTGGTGGGACCTGGGCATTCGCGATGCGATGGCAATCTGGTTCACGCAAACGATTGGCCGTGAAGTGCGCTGCATCGACTACCTCGAAAACAGCGGCGAGGGCTTGCCATGGTATGCCAAGGCGCTGCAAGAGCGTGGCTACGTCTACGGCACTCACAATGCGCCCCATGATATCGCGGTCAAGGAATTGGGCACAGGCCGCAGCCGCTTGGATGTAGCCGCCGATCTCGGCATCAGGTTCGTCGCGGTCCCGCGCGTAGCCGACAAGGCGGATAGCATCGAGGCGGCGCGCACGTTCCTCGCTAAGGTGTGGTTCGACCGCGAGCGCACCGAACGCGGGCGCCTGGCGCTCGTTAGCTACCACAAGACGTGGGACGAGCGACGCAAGGTGTTTGCCTCCGCGCCTGAACACGATTGGGCCAGCAATGGCTCGGACGCCTTCCAGCAGCTCGCGATGGGCCACCGGTTCGCCACGCCAAAGAAACCAGCCGTCGCCGCCCCGCGCCGCATGATGCAGGCCGGCGGCGGTGCAGGCACGTCATGGATGGGAGGCTAATGGCACAGGACCCGCGCAAGCCAAGGGACAGCGGCAAGATCGGTATGCCCAAGATGGCGCCCGGCATGAACAAGCTGCCGCCCAAGGCCCTCGCCGCGGACAAGGAAAGCAAGGGCGACGAGAAGGCCCGCGACCGCATGATGGGCCGAGACGAGCCTGACCGCGATAAGCTCATGGCACGCGCGCAGAAGCGGTTGCAGCGGTGCATCGCGGCCGAGGGTGACAATCGGCGCAGCGGCGTCGAGGATCTGAGGTTCAAGTCGGGCGATCAATGGCCGTCCGATATCCAGGCGCAGCGCAATTTTGACCGGCAACCGTGCCTGACCATCAACAAGATGCCCACGTTCGTGCATCAGGTCACCAACGCCATCCGCGAGAACCGGCCCTCCATCGTCGTAAGCCCCATGGGCGATGCCGGCGACAAGGAAGTGGCGCTTATGTATCGCGGCCTGATCCGCAGCATTGAGCGGGACAGCCACGCGGATATCGCCATAGATACGGCGGCGGATTGCGCGGTGTCGATTGGCTGGGGCTATTGGCGCTTCCTGACCGAGTACGACGAGCCGGACAGCTTCGATCAGGTGATCCGGTGGGCGAGGGTGCGCAACCCGTTCACGGTCTACATGGACCCGGATTGCCAGGATCCCACCGGCGCCGATGCGCGGTTCTGTTTCGTTACGGAAATGATGCCGCGCGACGAGTTCGAGGAGCAATATCCCGACGCGGACCCAATGCCGCTTCTCGAGGGCGCGCAGGGCGAAAAGCTGGCCGATTGGATCAAGGGCGACACCGTCCGCGTGGCCGAGTATTTCGAGGTCAAGACGGACACGAAGCGCCTGGTTGCCCTGTCGAACGGACATGTGGGCTTCTTCGATGACCTGTCGGACGAGGTAAAGGCGCAGATTGAGGCCGGCACGGTTGAGGTCACGAAGGAGCGCGAGGCCGAACAGCGCAAGGTCATGTGGTGGAAAATGTCCGGTGTCGAAGTGCTGGACGAGAAAGAATGGCCGGGCATCTGGATACCGGTTGTGCGCGTGACCGGCGATGAAGTGGACGTGGAAGGCAAGGTGATCTTCTCCGGCGTGATTCGGCACGCCAAAGACGCGCAGCGCATGTTCAACTTCTTTAGGACTTTACAGACCGAGAAGGTGGCACTCGCCCCAAAGGCCAAGTGGCTGATGGCGGAAGGGCAGGACGAGGGCCACGAAGACGAATGGGCCAACGCCAACCGCGCCACCACCACCACCCTGACCTACAAGCCCACCAATTTGAACGGCGAGAACGCGCCGCCTCCGTCACGGATCGCGCCGGACCCGCTTGATGCGGCGGTCGAGAACAGCATCCAGGGCGCCGCGCAGGACATGATGGCCACCACCGGCATTCGGTTCGATGCCACGTTGCAGGAGCGGTTGCGCGACGAGAGCGGCCGGGCGCTGCGGGAGCTGCAACGCAACGGCGACATGGGCAGCTTCCATTACGTGGACAACCTAGGCCGCTCGCTCCGGCATTCGGGTGTCATTTTGGTCGATCTGATCCCGAACGTTTACGATGCGCGCCGCATGGTCACGATCACGCGCAACGATGACAAGCAGGAACAGGTTATGCTTGCCCCCGGCAGTGGACAGCCGATGACGCAGGCGATTAAGCGCGGACCTGACGGCAAGCCGAAGAAACTGAAAATCTTTGACCCGACCTATGGGCGCTACGGCGTGACGGTCGAAACCGGCCCCTCCTACGCCACCAAGCGGATCGAGGCGGCCGAAAGCATGATGCAGTTCGTCCAGGCCATGCCGCAGACGGCGAGCGTGGTTGCGGACCTGATCGCCAAAAATCAGGACTGGCCCGGCGCGGAGGAAATGGCCGCGCGCCTGGCGATGCTGGTGCCGCCGCATTTGCAAATGCAGGCGATGAAGGACATTCCGCCGGAAGCACAGTCGCTTATCCAAACCCTCGGCCATCAGATGCAAGGGCTGATGGCGGAGCGCATGAAGATGCTCAAGGCCCTTGGCGACAAGGCCGCGGATCGCGCGGTGAAGCTCGAGAGCATCAACAAGACGTTCGAGGCGAAGCTAATCGCCATCATGCAGAAGGCCGATTTGGCGCAACACGACGCGACCACCGCGCAGGCCGCGCACCTGGCCGATGCAACACATACCCTCATGGCTGGCCTTGGCGAGACCATGCAGGGGCTTCAATCCCCGGCCGCACCGCAAGGTGGGCCGGGCATGTCGGGGCCAGCGCCCGCCAACGCTGGAGCCACCGGAGCCTGATCCGGGTTCAATCGCGGGAGCGTTATCCGAATGAAAGACCAGGAATGGGGGATGCTTGGCCCCTACGCCGATGAATACGCACGCGCAAAGCTGGCGCATGACGACGCGTTGCGGGGTATCTCACACTCCACCCCGACACACGATCAGATGCTCGATTTCACGCGGGCCATGTTGGAGCTGAACGAGGCGGCGGTTCTGTTGCAGAACGCCCGCAACCATCAAATCCAAATGGCGCGCATCATCACGAGCGCGCCCAGCATGATCGAGGGGGTATCCGGCAATGCCTGATTACCCCACCGATGATCCGGGGCCGCCCACCGCAGCCACGCCGCCGGCCCTGTCCGAAACCTCCGCCGCCCACACCACGCCGCAGACGGAGCAAATCGCGGCGCAGGTAGCCGAGGACGAGGCGCAAACCGCAGCCGAAACTGCCAGCGAGGCGGCAGAGACGGCGGAAGATACCCAAGCCGAGGGTGAGGGCGCGGAGAACGCCGAAACGACCGCCAGGCCCGCAAAAAACGGGGTGGCGCAGCGGTTCTCGGAAATGACCGCACAGCGCCGCGCGGCCGAGGCACGGGCGGCCGAAGCCGAGACGCGCGCCACCGAGGCCGCGGCACGGCTGGCGGAGGCACAGCAGCGCCTTGCGGAGCTGTCGCAGGCCCCCAAGCAGGACGCGGACCCGAACCCGCGCCCGCAGCGGGCCAACTTCGACAATCCCGACGCTTACGAGGATGCGCTGATCGAGTGGAGCACCGCGAAGGCGGCCTCCAAGATACCGCAGCAGCAGGCGCAGGCCGACGCACAGCGGGCGCAGCAACAGCACGAGGCGGCCACCCGCGCCGCCTGGCAGGAACGGAGCGCGCGGGTCGCAGAGGAGCACCCGGATTTTCAGGAAGTCGTCTTTAACCCGTCGCTCGCCGTCACCCCGGCAATGACCACGGCGATGCTCAACACGGACAACGGCCCCGCCATCGCCTACCACCTGGGCAAAAACCTGGCGGAGGCCGCGCGGATCTCCGCGTTGCCGCCGCCGAAGCAGTTTACGGAGATTGCCCGCCTGTCCGTGAGGCTTGAAGCTCCGCCGCCTGTCTCAAAGGCGCCGCCGCCGATCAAGCCGGTGGGAAGCCGGGCCTCGGGTGCGCAGAAAGACCCGAACCTGATGACCACCGCAGAATACGAGGCATACCGCACCCAGCAAAACGGCGGGCGCCCCGTTCGCTAACCCCTACGCTCATGCGGAGGGGGCCATTCCGCCCTTTGGCAAGGCATGAAGCCACCCGGCAGCGGGTGGCTTTTTTTATGGAACCCTCCGCATGGCAAACAATGCACTGCTCACGCCGTCCGTCATCACCAAGGAAACCCTAATCCGGCTGGCGAACAATCTGGTGTTCGCGTCGAAGATCAACCGCCGGTTCGAGAACAGCTTCGTCAAGATCGGCTCGACCCTGACCGTCCGCAAGCCGGTCAAGTTCACGGTCAACAAGGGGCCGCAGCTCAACCTTCAGGACGTGAGCGAACCCTTTACCTCGATCACGGTCAACCAACAGGCGCACGTCGATTTCACCTTCAGCCAGCAGGATTTGACCCTGACGGTGGAGGAGTTCTCCGAACGCTACCTGAAGGAAGCGGCCGAACAGCTTGCCAACCAAGTTGATTACGACTGCATTACCAACTTCAGCCAGCTTTTCAACGTGGTGGGCACGCCTGGAACCCTGCCGTCTTCCTTCGCGCAGCTTGCCGCCGTGGGCCAGGCGATGGATCAGGGCTCGGTGCCGCAGGATGGCCGCGTGCTGGTGCTGAACCCGGCCGCCTATTGGTCGCTCGCGAACGCCTTCGTCTCGCTCTACGTCAAGAGCGTGGCCGAGAGCGCGTTGAAGGGCTTCCTCGCCAACATCGCCAACTTCGAAATTTTCATGGATCAGAATATCCAGAACCAGACGGTGGGCGCCTACGCTGGCACGCCGCTGGTCAACGGAGCTGGCCAGACGGGATCGAGCTTGGTCACGAAGGGGTGGAGCAACAGCATAACCGGCCTGCTGAACGTGGGCGACGTGTTCAGCATCGCAGGCGTCTACGGTATCAACCCACGCAACCGGCAGGCGAACCCGTCACTGGCGCAGTTTGTCGTGACCGCCACCGCCAACAGCAACGGTTCGGGCGCCTCCACCCTCTCGATCTACCCGCCGATCACCACCAGCGGCGCTTATCAGACCGTCTCCGCCTCGCCGGCCAACAACGCGGCGATTACGGTTGTCGGCACGGCGAGCACGTCCTACGCGCAAAACGTGGGCTTCGTGAAGGATTGCTTTGGCCTGGTGTGCGTGCCGCTCGAGCTGCCGCAGGGCGTCGATTTCGCGGCCCGTGAATACCACAAGGGCCTAAGCATGACGGTGGTTCGTGATTACAATATCAACGATACCACCTTCCCCTGCCGTATCGACATTCTCTACGGCACCACCTGCTTCTACCCCGAGTTGGGCGTTCGCCTGACCAACTGAGGACACCACATGAAAGCCCCGCTCTATCAGACTTGGGTAACGAATTTCGAAGGCGCGCGCGCGCCCATCGGTCCGGCCATGATCGAAGACGCATGCAACATGCTGTGCGACGCAATTCGCCTCCAAATCTCGATAGGGCGGGAGAAGGATTTTCGTGACCCGGAAGTTCTCCGGGTTTTCTCTCTGAAAGGATCGTAAACCATGCCCGTAGCGTCTCAGGTTATCAGCCCCTCCAACGTCCCGACGCCCCTTAGCCAGGGCAACGATATGGGCACGGTGATGGGCAACAGCAGCACCGATCTCATCGGCTTCTATGGCGCCACCCCGGTTGCGCAGCCTGGCACCTTTAGCCAGACCACCTTGCAGACCGCCGGCAGCACCAACGCGCTGTACGCGGACAGCGCCACCAACGGCGGCATTGCGGGCAACAACTACACGTTCCCCGGCATCGTGCATGCGCTCAAGCTCCTGGGCCTGATCGCCACCTGATGGATCGGCAATATCCCGCGTGGCTGACACACCCGGCATTTTCGCCGGCTACGGTGTCAGGCCCGCAGAGTGACGCGCCAGCCATGGCGGCGCGCTTCCCTCCCGTGCTGGTCAACACGGCGGAACAGGAGGCCGAATACGTGGCCAAGGGCTACATGCCCACGGACAAGATCGACCCCTCCTATTTCCTGCCGAAGGAACCCGCGCCTCTGGTTTACGTGCCCCAGGAATATCCGACCTGGGCACATGGCGAGCTGATGGCGGATGAGGCCACGCATCGGGCGAAGTTCCCCGCGGACTTCCCCGATGGGCCGCCGACGCATGCCGAGATTGAGGCCATGCTGACCGCGCCCGGCGTCGTCATCGAGAAGATGGAAGATGGCTCCATCAAGATCACCACGGCGGAGGGCAGAACGCACACCCTGCCTCCCGCGCCTGCACCGGGGGCGTAACGCATGTCATCCGCACTGGACATCATCACCGATGCGCTGGTTCGGATGGGCGTCTATGGCCCCGGCGAGACGATCACGGATGCCGATGCGGAGCGGTGCCTGTCGATCCTGAATGACATGCTTGATAGCTGGTCGAACGAGAGCCTGACCGTCTTCGCGAACCTGACGCAGAATTTCAATACCGTGGCGGGCGTCTCGGCCTATACCATCGGGCCGGGCGCCACCTGGAACGGCGTTCGGCCCCTGTCGATCTCCACCGATCCCGGCACGGTGTTTCTGACCGATGCCAACCTGAATGTGTATCAGGTCGATGTTGTGACGCAGCAGCAATACAACCTTGCCACCACGGGCAACGTGAACAGCCAGACGCCCGACACGCTCTTTTATGACCCGCAATTCCCGTTCGGCGTCGTCAACCTGTTCCCGACGCCGGCCGAGGTCATCGCCGTCACCATTGTTTGCACGCTGGCGCTCGCCGGTTTCGCGAACCTCTACGCGGCGCTAAGCCTGCCGCCCGGCTACAAGGATGCGCTGCAAAAGTGCCTCCTGGTCGAGGCGTGGAGCACCTTCAAGCCGGACGGCACCAACCCTTCGCAAACGCAACTGGCGCTGGCGATGAAGGCGAAGGGCAACGTGAAGCGGAAGAACTACCGGCCGCGCGTGTCGCAGGTTGATCCCTACATCGCGTCGAGGGGTGGCAGCACCTATAACATCTACACCGGATCGTCCCGGTGAAGACGCCCTTTCTCGGGGGCCACGCGGTTGCCAGGTCCACCAACCTCGCAGACAACAAGCTCATCAACCTCTATCCGGAAATGATCGAAGGTCGGAGCGGCAAGGAAGTCGGCGCGTTCTTTCCCTGCCCTGGGCTGACCTTGACTGGACCGGCGGCGGGCGCTGGCCCCATCCGCGCCATGTATGCGGCCTTCTTCAACGCAGGCACATACGACGTGTTGACGCTCTACGTGGTGAGCGGCGCCCAACTTCTTGTGTCCACCGGCATCGGCTGGACCGTGGTGGGCCCGCTCGATACCTATGTCGGCCCCGTGTGGATGATCGGCACCGGGACGAATATCGGCATGGGCGCGCAGCTCGCCGTCTTCGATAGCGTGGGCGGCTATCTGGTCGGCACCACGGGCACTTTCTCCACCATCACCCTGCCATTCACGGGCGGCATATCCGGAGTCGCATACCAGGACGGATACGGGCTGATCGGCCAAGCCAATTCGCAGACGATTTGGCAAAGCAACCTGTTCGACCTGTCGGCGTGGAGCGCGCTGACCTTCCAGGCGGCAACCGGCAGCGCGGATCAGGTGCTCGCGTTGGCCTCTCTCCATCGAGAGATATGGGTATTCAAGCAGTTTAACACAGAAATCTGGGTCGATAACGGCACGTCGCCGTTCGCGTTCGGCGCCATTCCGGGCGTGTTCCTGCACCAGGGCATCGCCGCACCCCTCAGTCTAGCGCGCTCGAGCGAAACCCTCATCTGGCTGTCGCAGAACGCGCAGGGCGAGGCCAGGGTTGTTGAGGCGGTCGGCTACCAGGCGCAACCCGTCTCCACCTTCTGGCTCGACCACATCATCCAGGGCTATCGGTACGCGGGCATCATTTCGGACGCCATCGGCTACAGCTACCAGCAGGATGGGCATGATTTCTACGTGCTCACCTTCCCCACCGCTAATGCTACTTGGTGCTATGACCGCGCAACGAAGCTCTGGCACCAGCGCGCATCGTTCTCAAACGGCAGCTATGGCCGCCACATCGGGAATTGCATGGTCAACTTCAATGGGACCGTGTGCATAGGTGACAGCACATCGGGCAATATTTACTCCTTCGATACCACCACCACGCTCGATAATGGCGTGCAGCGCAAATGGGTCCGGTCCTGGCGGGCGCTCGCCACCCCCACCATGCAGCCCGTGCGGTTTACGTCGCTGACCATCGACATGCAGACGGGCATCGGTGTGACCGCCGCCGTGCCCAACCCGCAAGTCTATCTGAAATGGTCCGACGATGGCGGGCATACTTGGTCGCGGGAACTGCAACGCTCTGCCGGCGCCATCGGTGAGACGACGCGACGGGTGAAGTTCAACGGCCTGGGCAGCACGAAGCGCAATGGCGGTCTTGATCGCATTTTCGAGTTGTCGAGCGCGGATCCGTTCTCGGTCGCTCTGATCGGCGCGGACCTGCAATGAGCGAGCCGTTCATCATCACCGGCCTGCCGCGCAGTCGCACGGCCTGGCTAGCGGCGCTGTGCAACACGGTGCCGGAGGCGATCTGCTATCACGAGCCGCTTGCCACGATGCCGCGCTGGGATGGCGTGGTTGGTCTCCTGCGTGATGCACGATACCGCTACGCAGGCGCATCGGATAGCGGCCTGGGCTTCCATCTGTCGGAACTGATGGCTGTCCTCCGCCCGCGCGTGCTGATCGTTTCGCGCGGGCGTGAGGACGTGGCGGCATCCCTGCGCGCCATTCTGCCCGGCGGCGGTGTCGAGCGGTTTCTCGCCGTGCTGGCGGGCCGCCTCGATCCCTTGCGCGACGATCCCGCCGTAATGGTGGTGGACTTCGCCGCTCTTTCCCGCGTGCGCACCGTCTGCGCGTGCCTGCGCCATCTGATGCCGGAGGCCACCATATGCCCGTCGAAGGTGGAGGAGTTCGGCCGTCTGAACGTGCAAGCCTGTACGGATCAGGTGATCGAGGCGGCGCGCGTCTCCGCGGCGTGTGGCTGGGCCGAAGGCCAGCTTGGGGCCGATGTGCTGGCGGAACTGGCGGCGTGAAGCTGTTCGAACCCATCTGCCGCATGCCGCATGTGCCGCTTCTCAACCAAATCGAGGAGCACCCGGAGCTGTGGGACGCGCACCGGGCGCGCAAAGACGTGGACGGAAGCCCGTTTGCCGGCGCGCAGGATATTTGGGTGCGGTATAACCGGATCGAACGCCTGGGCCACGCCTTCAATGATGAGCATGTGCCGGTCTGGTATCCGGCCTGGCATGTGCTGACCGCGCTGCGGCCTGTTGTGTTCCGCCTTATGGCGCGCGTGCAGGGCGAAATGCTGGGCGGTGTGCTCATCACGCGCATTCCGGCGGGGACCGGCATCGCGCCGCACGTTGATACCGGCTGGCACGTCGAATATTACGAGAAGTTCTATCTGTCGCTGAAGTCGGCGCTGGGTGCGGATTTCTGCTTTGAGGGCGCGCGCCTGAACCCCAAGCCGGGCGAAGTCTGGCGCATCGACAACCGGCACCGTCATTGGGTGGTCAATGACAGCGCCGAGGACCGCATTACGCTGATCGTGTGCATACGCACCAATCTTTTTGGGAGGGTTTGACAAATGCCGTTTGCATGGGCTGCGGGCATCGCCGCCGTGGGCGGTATTGCGTCCGCGGTGATTGGCGGCAACGCCTCGCAGAGCGCCGCGCAGACGCAGGCGAGCAGCTCCGATCAGGCCGCGCAAATCCAGCAAAACGAGTTCGACACCACACAGAAGAACCTCTCGCCCTACCTGCAAAGCGGGACTGACGCCAACTCGCTCTTGCTGCAACAGCTTGGTATTACGCCTTCGAGCACCACCACCACGGGCACGGGCGCAAGCGCGAAAACCACCACCACGCCAGCCAGCTTCAACCCGAATGCGCCGCTGTCGAGCAACCCGGCCGCATTCACGCCGCAGGGTGCATTCAACGCGCCCGGTGCGGCCCCCACATACACCCCACTGACCGCCGCCACGTTCCAGTCGTCGCCCGGCTATAATTACGCCTTGCAGCAGTCGCAGCAGGCCATCCAGCAGAGCGCGGCAGCTTCCGGCGGTGCCATCGGCGGCAATACCCTGATGGCCCTGCAAAGCAACGCTGTGGGCCTGGCCGATCAGAACTGGAACACGGCCAATAACCAGAACATCGCCAATTTCGGCGCGCAGACGCAGGCATACAACACGCAATTCAACGCGGCGCTCTCCGGCTATCAGGAGAACCAAGCGGCAAGCGTGCAAGATTACACCACCATGTATGACGCCACGCGCGGCAATCAGAATTACTTGCTCTCGGCGCTGCAAGGGCTGTCGGGGAGCGGGCAGAACGCGGCGGCGAACCTGGGCAGTCTCGGCGCGCAGTCCGCGCAGGCGCAGGGTGGATACCTCACCGATGCCGGCAACGCGCTTGCGGCCGGGCAAATCGGCACCGCCAACGCGGCGGCAAGCGGCCTGGGCAGCGTCAGCAACAGCCTTGGCTCTTACCTGCTTGCGGGCAACACAACTGATGCAGACCCGTGGGCCGGCGCGGGAGGCTACTGACATGGCAATTAATGCCATGATCCCGCTTGCCTATGACGGTGGCGCCGGCATTCAAACCCCGCAGCTTGGCGGCATGATCCAGAACGCCAACGCCCTGCGCGCGCTCCGGATGCAGGCCGCGCAGCAGCAGCAACAGAACGCGCTCGCGCAACTCCTCGCAAACCCAGACGCGCGCGATCAGCAGGGCAACGTCAAGCCCGAGACGCTGAACAGGGTTATGGCGATCAGCCCGCAAATTGGCGGCGTGCTCATCAAGCAGCAGGCCGCCGCGCAAGAACAGCGGTCGCTTGCGCAGCTCCACCAGGCGGAGACGACGAAGCAGAAACAGGCGCTTGTGCATGACGAAGTGCTGTCGCCGTCCATCCTCGCCTATGACGACGCGCTGAAGGCCGGCATGTCTCCGACGCAGGCCGCGCAAAAAGCGCAACAGGTCTACGCGGATGGCCTGTCGGAAGTGAAGAAATCCGGCCTGTTCTCGGAAGACGAGACGCAGCAGATGCCGGGCAACTTCGATCCGATCAGGGTCCGGTCGCGGGCGATGACGTATAAAGACTTCCTCGCGCAGAACACGAAGAACGATGCGGACACGCGCGCGGATCGGCGCGAAGATCGCATGGAACGGCACGATGACGTGCTCGACGCCAACGCCACCGCACGCGAAGCGCGGGCCGAGGCGGGCGGGGGTGAGCGGGCAAAGTGGGAAGTGCTGACGGACCCGAAGACGGGTGCGCAATACCGGTATGACCCGGTAATCGCCAAGGCCACCACGCTCGACGGCAAGCCCTATGCACCGCAGGGCGCCGAGAAGGTGGGCACCGAGAAGCCCGGCGGCGGTCCTGGCGGCAAGCTCGATGCGGACACGCTCGATCAGATGGCCGGGCAATACCTGGCCGGCGACAAGAGCGTGATGCAGAACCTTGGCCGCGGCGCGCAGGGTGCGGAAAACCTGATTGCGCTGCGCGAGCGGATCGACACGAAGGCCAAGGCCGCCGGCATGTCGCCCGCCGATGTGGCAACGAAGCTGGCTGAGTTTGAAGGCCAGAAATCCGGCGAGCGCGCGCTTGGTACCCGGTCGGCGCAGATGGGCATGGCGGTGGATGAGGCGAAGCGCGTAATTCCTCTTGCGCTCGAAGCCTCGCAGGCGGTGCCGCGCAGCCAGTTCGTGGCCTTGAACCGGGCGATTGAGGCGGTGCAGCGGGGCACCGGGGACGCGAACGTGGCCCGCTTCGTGGCGGCGAATACCTCGCTCATCAACGTCTATGCGCGCGCCATGAACCCTAACGGCGCCCCTACGGTGAGCGACAAGGAACACGCGCGGGAAATGCTCGCGATCGCTTCAAACCCGGAGCAATACGCCGCCGTGGTTGACCAGATAGGCAAGGAAATTGCCTCCGCGCAGAAAGCCCCCGGCGATGTGAAGGTTGAACTATCTGGCAAGGCCCCGGCGGAGGGTGACGGCGGCGGCAAGCCGTCGAAGGTGATCCGCTACCACGCGGACGGGAGCCGCGTGCAATGAGCATCGAAGCGCAAAGCGCGGACGGCACGAAGCACGTCTTTCCTGACGGCACGCCTGATGCCGTGGTTGATCGGGTGATGAAGCAGTATGCGCGCTCGCGCTTGAACGCGGCGCCGCACGCGGATGGCCCGGTGACTTCGTTTGCCAAGGGGATCGGCGCCGGAGCTGCGCGGGGTGTGTTCGGCGCCGAACAGCTTGCGGGCAAGGGGCTGTCTGCCCTGGGCTTCACGGAAACCGGCAAGAAGCTCTCCGATCAGGGCGAGTTGGCAAACCGCGCCATCGACGCAGCCATGAAGCCCGACGAGGCGACGCATCCTATCGCCTCCGGTGCGGGCAAGCTCACAGGCGCAGTCCTGGCGCCCGGCGGGGCCGCCGCAAAGCTGGTCGGCGGGGGGATGAGGGGGGCCGCCGCAGCCGGTGCCCTGGCCGGCCTAACGGAGCCGGTGGATCCGGGCAAGAACTATCTGCGGGAGAAGGTGGGCCAGGTCGCCACCGGGGCCGCCACGGGCGCGGCGCTGGGCAAGGCGGTCGATGTGCTTGCCCCCCATGTGGCGCAGGCGGTCGGCAAGATCGCGGATTGGGCTATTGCGGTGCACGGGCCGAAGGTGGCCGAGGATCCGGCCGCGAAAGCCGTCATGCAGCGCATCGCGAAGGACGCGAAGGCGGGCGGCCCCACCGCGCAAGATATGCTGGACTTGCTGATCCCGGCGCAGAAAGCGGGCGTGCCCATGGCCCCGGTCGATGTGGGCGGCGCAAACGTCAAGGCGCTGGCTGGCAAGGTTGCTCGCGCCCCCGGCGAGTCCCGGCAGGTCATGTCCGGCTTCCTCGATCAGCGGGACGCGGGCGCCGGTGACAGACTTGCCGGCGTAGTGGATCGGCATATAGCTCTTGGTTCGGCCTACAAAACTGCGGAAACGCTGGCACAAGCGCGGTCAATCAACGCGCGCCCCTTGTGGGATAAGGCCATGTCCGGCGGTAGCCTGGCGCCTCTGCAAACCCAACTTGAAAAGCAGATTGCCTCGCTTGGAGAACGCGAGGCAGCGGCGAACAAACTGGTTGCGAAGTCGCAAGGCTATCTCGGGAGGCTGAAAAAGACGGATCAGAGCGCGAAGCTCTTCCATCAAGACAATATCGCGACAGCCACCAAAGACTTGAAAGCGATTGCGGAAGAGCGACAGGCGGCTTCTGAATTGCTCGCTCAGGCGCGGGCCGATGGCACAGCGAACGCGCCCGGCGCCGTGTGGTCGCCCCGCCTGCAAGAGTTCTTGTCAGAACCCGATGTGCAGCAAGGGATTCGGCGCGGCCTCAAGATTGAGCGGCACTTGGCCCTTGCCGAGGGGCGGCCGATGAACCCGCGCGAATACGCCATCGTCGGAAACGACGGCAACGGGGATCCGATCATCGGCACCGTGCCCACCATGCGCCTGCTGCAAACGGCGAAAGAGGGCATCGACCGCATGTTGCAAACCCCAGAAATGCGCGATCCTCTTACCCGCCGTTTTACAAAAGACGGAATTGCGCTCGATAAATTGCAGAAAGCCTTTCTGGCTGAATTGGATAGACTAAATCCTGCCTATAAAGCGGCGCGCGAACAGTGGTCTGGGGACACCGCCAGCCGTGAAGCCCTGGAAGCAGGAAGGGATATTTTTAAGAAGCATCCAGAAGAAATTGCAGAAGAAGCAAGAAAGCTGAACCCAAACGATATGGAGTTCTATCGGCTTGGTGTTGCCGAAACCGTCAAAACCGCAATAAACAAAACCCCGCTAAGTTCGGATGAAGCGCGCTCACTTATAAAAAGCGCCTACGTGAAAATGCAGCTCCGCCCGATCTTCGAAAACGAGCAAGCCTTTAACCGGTTTGTCGATGCCGTCACGAATGAGCGAACCATGTTCGCCACCCGGTCTCAGGTGCTCGGGGGATCGCAAACGGCAGCGCGTGTGGCGGAGGACGGCACGCCGCTGGCGGAAGCAGGGATGCACGCCGCGCACGGCGCCGATCACGCTCTGAAGGGCAACCTACTCGCGGCGCTTGGGAAGGGAATGGCGGCGGCGAAGGCTCTTGGGCGCCGGCCTGATCCGCAACTCGATACGGCCATCGCTCGCATACTGACCAGCACCGGGCCGGGCGGCGGCGTCGAAGTCCTGCGCCGCGCGGCGGCCACCATGCCCCACACCCGGAACCACCTGGCGCGCGCGCTGCGCCAAGCCGCGCCCTACGCGGGCGCCGCCGGCCAAGGCCCCGGCAATCAGTGAAACAAGGGCGGCACCGGCCGCCTTCTGAATGAGGTCTGAAATCACATGCGCATCGTAATTGAGACGATCCCCCGGCACCAGATGCGATACGCGACCGTCGGCGATTGGTTCTATCGCCAGAACGAGGCCGGTCAGGTCGAATTGGCAATCCAGGTTGCGGATGCACCCGCGCCGGAGGATGGCTTCGTGGGTCCGTATGACCCCTGGCTGATCGCGCTGCATGAGCTGGTGGAAGCCCGCCTTTGCGCACAGGGCGGCGTCACGCAAGAGGCGGTGGATGCCTTCGACATGGCCTTTGCCGGCGAAGGTGAACCCGGCGACGATGCCGCCGCGCCATACCGCCGGCAACACCGGCAAGCCTGCCTGATCGAGCACATGGCGGCGCAGTTCATTGGGCATGGGCCGGATTACGGGACGGTCGCCTGAATGCGTATCCTGATCCTCGATCAAGAGGCGCTTGGCCTCGACTTTGCCCTGCGCTGCTCGGAAGCCGGGCACGAAGTGCGCTGGTTTCGTTGGTCCACGAAGCCAATTCGCGACGGCGAGGGCTTCAAGGGCTTCAAGATCGTGGACGAGTGGAAGGCCGAAATGCCGTGGGTCGGCAAGGATGGCCTGGTCGTTCTCACCGGCAACTGCCGCTACATGGACGATCTCGAGCGATACCGCGATCTAGGTTTCAAAATCTTCGGCCCCAGCAAGGCCAGCGCCGCCCTTGAAATAAACCGGGAAGCCGGCATGAAGGCCATGCGTGCGGTTGGGATCGAGATACCGCCGTATCGGTGCTTCAGCACCTTGGAAGACGCGCAGGCATTTGCGCGCAAGGCCGGGCGGCCCCTGGTTTTCAAAAACATGGGCGATGAAGACGACAAGAGCCTGTCGTTCGTGGCGCACGATCCGGCCGAAATGGTGGGGTGGCTGCAACGCAAGATCGACCGGGGCATGAAGCTCCGCGGCCCCTGCATGTTGCAGGACAAAATCGACATGCTTTGCGAGTTTGGCGTCTCCGGGTGGGTCGGGCCGGAAGGTTTCTTGCCTGGACGCTGGCAAGTCTGTTTCGAACACAAGAAGCTGATGGCGGGGGACAATGGGCCAAACACGGGCGAACAGGGCACGGTTTGCCAATATGCGGAAGCCGAAAAGCTGGCTGATCTCGCGCTCAAGCCGATGGAAGCTATCTTGCGCACGCTCGGTCATCGTGGCGATTTCGCTGTGGGCGTGGGTATCGACACGAAGGGTCGCGCCTGGCCCTTCGAGTTCACATGCCGCTTGGGCTGGCCCGCCTTTTATATCCAGGTTGCATCGCACCGCGGGGACGTGGCGCAGTGGATGATTGACTTGCTGAACGGCAAAGACAGTCTCAAGGTTTCACGCGATGTGGCGCTGGGCGTCGTCTGCGCGCAGCCGAATTACCCCTACAACAAAAGCCCGCCGGAGCTGGTGGAGGGCAACCCCATCGCGGGCCTTGATGAGGTTTGGGACGATGTGCATCTGGCCTCGGTGATGATCGGGCGAGGCCAAAAGATGCAGGGGGGCAAGGTGGTGGATGCGCGCGTGCATCAGACCACGGGTGAATATGTGCTGTGCGCAACAGGTCTGGGCGCGACCGTCGAGAAGGCGCGTAAGAGCGTTTACGGCACGGTCAAGCAAATCAGCCTGCCGAACATGATCTTTCGCAACGATATTGGCGCCAAGCTGGAGAAGCAGCTTCCGGTGCTGCATGAGCATGGATACGCTCTTGAAATGGAGTTTGCATGACCGCCGTATCGCAATCCCCGCCGCAGCTTTTGCAGTACGTCATCGGCGGCGTGCCGCTGTCGGGCGGCAAGCTGTTCACCTATCTGGCTGGCACCACCACGAAGATCGCCACGTATGCGGATGGCAACGCCTACACGCAGAATAGCAATCCCGTGGTCCTCGATACGAATGGATGCGCGCCTGTCTGGCTGGTGCAGGGCACGGCCTATAAGTTCGTGTTGTCGCCATCGACGGACAGTGACCCCCCGACAAACCCGATCTACACAACGGACAATATATCGGTTCCCGGCGTGGGCACGTCCTACCTCGGCAAGGCATTGTATTACCTGTTCGGTTCGGGCACTTGGACGCCCCCCGCTAACGTCACCCAGGTCAAAATCAGAATGTGGGGCGGCGGCGGGTGCGGCGGCAGCGCGAGCGGCGCACCGAGTGCCGGCGGCGGCGGTGGCTCCGGCGCCTACATCGAAGGCGTCATCAACGTCACCTACGGGACCAATTACAGCTATTCGACCGGCGCAGGCGGCAGTGGGGGCGGCAACGGCGCGGCATCGACCTTTGCGGGCGGTTCGCTGAGTTTGAGCGCGGGCGGCGGCTATGCTCCGTCCGGTTCTGGCTCGCTTGGTGTGTATGCCGGCGGCGTCGGCGGATCGGTAAGCTACAGCGGGCAGGCCCCAGCCATTCTTGCGGCCGGCATGTCGGGCGGCAACGCCTTTGCGGCGAACATCGGCGGCAGCTTGTATTTCTGGGTCACGGGTAAGGGCGGCACTACGGCAAATCTGGTCGGCGGGAACATCTATGCGGCACCGAACGGAGGCGTAGCGCAGTTCAACGCATCCGACACGGCCACGATCAGCACGTCAGGCGCGGCGGGGGGCATGTTCGGCGCGGGCGGTGATGGCGGCGCCAATGGGTTTGGCGGCACGGGCGCGGCCGGCGCGATCATTATCGAGTGGTGAGGGGGCTTCCATGAGTGATTACACGCGCGAGGAAATGCGCAGCATCATGCGCGAAGCTATCACCGAATGGATGGATGCGAGGTTCGCCAAGTTTTCGGTCTGGACAATAAAGGGTATTTCGGCGGCCATATTTGCGGGTGTGGTCTGGCTGGTTTTCCAGAGCGAAATAATCACCCGCTTTCCCAATCAACACTGAAGGATTACACCATGACTTATGTAGACGTCATCTTGGCGGCGATGCCGCTTGTCAACCTGCTGGGGCTTGGCCTCCTCGCCCTGTTCCACGTCAAGAACGCGAACGTCATCATGTCGGCGCTAGATAAGCTGGCGGCCGATGCTGCCAACGCGGGCAAGGGGCCGATCACACTCGCCACTGGAAGCAACCTGCTGGCCGATGCCGAAGCCGCTGCACAGGCGGCGGGCCTCAAGGTTCTGGTGGGCGTGATCGCGTTCGGCCTGGCGGTTTCTGTGATGGCCTGCACGCCGGCACAGGACTCGCAGGTTCTTGCCGATGTGAACGCCGGATGCCGGATCGCGACCGAGGCGGAAGTCCTCGACCCCGACATTGCCAAGCACAACCCGAAGCTGGTCGACGGGCAACTGCTGCTGTGCGATGACGCGGGCGCTTTGGCCGCGAACCAAGCGGCTGCGGACTTGCAGGCGCAGCACCCGACGACACCTGCGCAATGAGGGCGCTTGCCCTCTGTGTGGCGCTGTTGGCGGGGTGCGCTGCCCCGCCGGCCGCTTCCCCGCTGGCGCTCTACACCGCCGCCGCGACCGCCGCGCTGCCTGCCGTCAAGGCGGCGTCGGCCGATCAGAAAGCGGCCATCAAGGCGGCCGATCTGTCGGCGTTCCAGGCCGCGACGGCGTGCCAGCGTGCCCCGGCGGCGCTCGCCCGCCTGAAGGCCGCCGCGGGGGTCGCGCCATGATCGCCGCGCTGGCTTTCCTTCAGGCGGCGCTTCCCCTCTTGCAGGACCTTGTGCAACTCGGCGTGGCGCTTTCTCCCCTGGTCGAGGAGGCGTTTGGCGTGGTTGGGCGGTTGCTTGCGGGCGAGGAGCTTACCCCCGAGACGCAGGCGCAGCTTGACGCGGGACAGGCCGCTATGACCGCGCAGGCCGACGCGGCACATGCGGCAATTCAGAACGCATAAGCCACTGTGACCGCGCAGAACCCACCGAATGCCCGTCTGCCTGTTGTCGATGCGCAGACGGGCGCGGTGTCCAATGCGTGGTACCAATGGTTTGTCAGCCAGGGCAGGCTTGTTGGCAGCGTAAGCAGCGGCGCCGCCCTCAATGCCTGGACAGCCGCCCCCGGTAGCGCGTCCATCTTCAGCCACGGCACGGTTCCCACGCCGCGCGCTGTGCAAACCGGCCTGACGCTGAACGATAAGCTCCTGGTGCTCGGCGTCTATAATTTCGGGGAAGTCTGGAACACCGAACAGACTTATGACTGTGTGACGGTGCTGCAAAGTTTCCTTCTTTATTGTCAGCTCATGGCGCTGTCATTGAAGAATACCAGCCTCGATAACGTAACCTTCCGTATAACTGTCGATTGCTACCTACCGCGCGGGTATTATTTTGTCAGCTCGACGCTTGTGGTGCCGGAATATGTGCGTCTCACCGGTCCTGGCCTCATTGTTCGCACGCCCTATGTTGGCGCGCAAATCGGCGGGAGCCTGACGCAGGGGCCATTCTACGCCACCGGCCCCACGTCGCAGGGGCTATACCTGCCCACGCTCATTGTGCCGCCTCGCGCGCATTTGGGCATGTGCAACCTCTATGTGAACGGCAACAGCGGTAGCATTTATTTTCGCGGCTCCGGCATTGCCATAGGGCGCTTTTGGTGCTGGCTCTATGAAACGCCGGTCACGATTGGCAGCGCGGGCACGGGCTACAGCGTGGGCGATCTGATCTATTGCGCATCGACTCAGCAAAGCCCCTACCAGGCCGGATATATCAATGTCACGGCGGTAAATGGTGTGGGCGGCGTCACGGGAGCCACCGTTTACGAGGGTGACGTTCTCGGCAATGGCGGGCAGGGGTGCGGCGCGTTTGGTCTTCCTCCGGCGCTGCAAATCCAGCAATGGACGGCGGCGAACGGCTTTAACGGCGTGTTCGATCCGGCGCATTCCGGCTATTTCCTTGCGGCGCGCGCCACCCGTTCCAACGGCACCACGGCAAGTTCGGGCACGGGATGCAGTTGGCTCCCCTCTTGGTGCGCGGACTTTGCGGGCGGGAACTATAATTATGGCGGCTGGGGCATGTTCGGCGGGATTTCCGCCTCGCAGCGCAGTGCTTTGCAGGCCGATACGATTGTTGAGCACATCAACATCACGGGCGGCGTGCATGGGTCCTACAGCTCCACTTACGGCGACACGTTCAATATTCAGGTGACGGGCCTAAACGGCATCATAGGCGAGGCCGAGATACTGAGCGGCAGCTGCGGCATAAACTTCCTGTTCGCGAACGATTGGCGCGTGGGCACCTTCAATGCGGTGGAGAGCGGCACGGGCATCTTCATGTTCTCGTGCGGGTCTATCGAAATGGCGAGCGTGGTCCTCGATACTTGCGGGTGCGCGCTCTACATCAACGGAGGCGGGCGCATCCTTGTGCGCGGGGTTGCCTTCTTCGAACAGGCGAACCTTGTCGGGCCGGTTTATCCAGACAGCCAGGGCAACGCGGTGATAATCGGCAACTTCTCCGATGCCGCCTATCCGAACCTGCATTTAGACATTGATCTTACGCTCGTGAACATGGGCGGCATCCCGGCAAGCACGCTCACCGCCTTTCCGAACCTGGTGACTGCCGGCAACGTGGCCGAAGTCATGTATGCGAGCGTGTCACTCGCCTACGTGAAGGCGTCTCGGCTGAAGTTCAATATTTCGAATTGGGACGAGAGCGGGCAGTTCTATAGCTACCTCCCCACCCTCGGCTTTGTCACCTTCGGCGCGGGCGTCGATAGCTCCAACCTCATCGAAGGCTGCATCGACCAAATCACCGGCCCTGCCTGCATCGGCAATGTCTCGAGTACGCCTTGCGATGTGCGGATATGGGATGCGGCCTATGGATCGTGGCCAGGCGGGCGCGCGGGCACGCTGGGCACATACGACATAAAGGCCGCGGGCGCACCCTCGAACGGCACCAGCGGGACCGGGGCGGGCAAGGCCGGTCCCGGCTCGATTTACACCAACATCAGCAACGGCACCCTCTATCGGCAAACCGGAACGCTGGCGTCACCCACCTGGACAACCCCCTAAAGGAGCACACCCGATGCGTCGCATTCTTCTCGCTGCCATGCTGGCGGCCTTGCCTGCCGTTGCTCGCGCGCAGAACCCGCCCGGCCAATTTTCATACAATGGGCTTAACGGCATTTCGAACCTGCCGAATAACTCCGGCGCGATGTGGGGGTGGCTTCCCTCCGGCCTCGGCTACGCCACCCCTGACGTGGATACGAGTGGTTACCTCTGGGTTTCCTGCAAGGCGGGGTGTAGCGGCAGCGGCGGCACCAGCCCGACCGCCAGCGCATCGCCCCCGACCTATACGGCCGGATCTCAACCGGAAAGCCTCGACCTATCTGGATCGTTGCGCACGAAGCCCACCGTGGGCGGCGTCGATCTGAGCGCGTGGCCGGTCAGCGCGGCCAGCCTGCCCCTGCCTGCGGGTGCGGCTACCTCCGCCAACCAAACCCTGACCAATGCGCCGGTGGCCCCGGGCACGGCCACGGCCACCAACGCCACGCTGCTGGGCTGCCTCGCCAACACCACCCTGCCCAGCTTCGCCGCGGGCCAGCAAGGCGCAGTGCCCTGCGACACCTCCGGCCGGCC